CCCTTGCCGAGTAGCTGATTCGCGAGCGCAGTGCGTTCACCTTCGTCTGCTACGTTCTGAAGTGCTGCGATGGTCGCGTTCCATGTCTCTTCAGGGGACATGTTGGCGAGTTCTTCCTGACTAATTCCTAATGCAGTAAAAGCGTCATTTCCTTCTTCTGCGGCAACGGTGAGTTTTTTCATCGATGTCTTCATGCCTTCGATGCTCGTCCCTGCATGTTCCAGGATAAAACTCCACTCCTGATAGCCCTGCGCGGACATGTTCATCTTCTGGCTTTCTTTGTCGATCTGATCGCCCCACGCTGCGACGTCATTCGCTGAATCAATGAACGCCTTGCCAGCTGCTACGGCTGCACCTGCGACAGCTGTCATAGCTCCGGCAATAACTGCAGCGGTTGCTTTGAGTCCCGTCGCAAGTGAATTGCCGAACTGCTTGCCTGCGTCTTCGCCTGCGGTTTTCGCCGCTTCGGTACCAGACGCCCCAAGTTCCTGGGCGATGATCTTCTGTGATCCCTCCATCGAGGGGACAATGGTCACGAACGCCTTCGCGACTTCGATGTTCCCGCCGTCAGCCATTTTGGTGCTCCTTTATCCACTCGCGCAGCTCATCGATCGGGAGCGCGTCCCGTCCGATCTTGCGCGTGTTCTTATCCCTGCCCGGTCTCGGGTAGGGCTTTATCTTTCCTTTTTTCTTGCCTCCCGACGCAAATGCGACGAGGTTGGCATTGATGACCTGTAAAAGGTCGAAAATATCTGCGAGAATGGCGTTCGTCTTGATGGTCTGCTCCCATTCTGTAGACTTCCCCATGTCTCTCGCGAGTGCGCTGTCTGTTCCCAAATGCTGAACAAACGAACGGAGGGAGCTCCACGGTAGAGCTCCCCCCACGTCGTCCAGTTTGTAATGGGTGCGCGTTAAGAGGTCATACTCGAGCGCCCCGCCGTGCTCATTTATGAGTTTGACGAGGCCGAGGATTCCCCCATTGACAGACCCCCGGCCTGTTCGTTGGCCGCTTTCCAAAGGTTGAACACTTCGATCATGTCGACGAATGTCATTTCCTCGACGATCTCCTCGCCCATATACTTCCCCAGGAACTCAGTGAGCTCGTCGACCATTTCGTCGATCTGGGACTCGTTCATCTTCATGATCTTGAGGAGTTTACGGGCTTCCTTGATTTTCATGGAAGTGACGAGCGGGATGTTGTACTCCCGTCCGTCGATTTCAAGGGTTAAATATGTAGCGTTCTTTTTGGTTAATGTGTATTTTGGCATGGTTTTAGTCCTCCGATTTCTCAGGGTGTTTAGACGGTCTGACCGTCATCGAACGCGATCGTCCAGGTCGCATCAATGGTCGTGTTCCACGTTGCGGGTGTTGACGCGTTGAATGTGACGTCAGCGATCTCTGTAATGAGTCCGTCGCTGGTTCCAACCATTCCGAGCTTATCGCCGTCCTTCATGAGGAAGAGATACGCACAAGGCTCGGAAGAGACAGCCGGCTCGAGTGTGACGCTGAGCACGTTGCCGTGGTCTGCGTTAGCTGCCTGCTCCACAACGTTAGCATCACCGAACAGCGTGCCGAGCACCTTCTTGTTTGTAGCGATGAAAGGCGCCGCGATCTTGCCGTTCTCGGTGTTGATCTTTCTCTCAGCGATCAGAGCCCAGTTCCTGAGCACGTCACCGTTCGGGAGTGTGAAGGTCAGACCATCCTCGCCGACCGCGCCGATCTCCTCCCATGCCGCAGCGAGTTCCTCGCCGGGTGTCGCGGGGAGTGGCGTGCCCTTCGGAGCACGGAAGGCCATGCCGGTAGCTTTACCAGCGCCGATAAATACATCAGACATATATCAATGCCTCCTTCTTTAATTTTTCGGTTGAATGACTGCAGCCTTGCGGTGAGCTGTGACGATCACCGTGGCGGTGCATAGTTTCAAGTCGGGACGCGCCGGGTCAACCCCCCAGCGTGCCAGACTATTGACTGTTACATTTCGGAGCGCTCCATGCTGTTCCTGCGCCTGTGTGCCGAGCACGCCGAGCGCTGTAGCAAGACTGTCATACGCTTCTGCATCTGACTCAGCACGCGCATCAAGGACCACCGTGAACGTGTCGATCGTGTCCTTCGAGCTTCCGCCCGTGGCACTAATCAAAATGTTTGGAAGAGAATACTGAGCCGGAAGCGGTCGCACATATGCGGTCATATATTCGACCAGTGCGAGGCGGATCTGCTCCTCGATGTCTTCAGGTTTCAAAATGTTCATGATGTTATTGCCCTCGTTAGTGCTTTGTCTTCAGCTTCGGCAACCATCGCAGCCTTGTCCGTCGCTGTCGCGAATCCGATCCAACGGCCGCCGCCATAGCCTCCGAGCTGTGTCGATGCTCTGAAGCTCTCAAGGCCCGCGTTGGCGTTAGCTCTGTCAGCTATGCCTTCGGTTATGCCTTGAACAAGTTCATGACAGCCTTCGGATGTCAGGATCTGACGGAAGCCTTCCGAATTGAATTCGATCCTAACGTTTGTCATGGCTTAGCCCTCCCATCTAATGAGTGTCAGCTGCATGTGTGTCAGGTTGACAGCAGCCTTCCAGATGCGAGGCTCGCCCTGGATCGTGTACGGTTCCCCGTTGTAGATGATCCGATCACCTGCTTGAACGTCAGCTGATTCAGGAAGGTAGGCCGTGAGCTGTTCCGATATTCCCAGAACGCGGCCATCCTGTGACAGGGTAGTCGATGCCGGTTGTATTGAGCAGCCTGTGATCTCCTCCTCACTGACAGCCTCAGCGCTCCAGTCAGGGACCTGTGAACCGCGCTCGTATTTCGAACCCGGTCGGACTCGTGTGATCGTCTCCGTGCAAAAGGATGGAAGCATATCAGTAAACCCTCCGCGCCTTATATGCGTTCAGGACTTCACGAGTGTTGCTCGCGAGTGAAGTCGATCCCGCCTGATTCGCCCAGGTTGAACTGTATGAAACGGAAACACCGCCAGCAGCCTCCGAGTTCACTCCGTAAGGATTAGCCACTGCATGAGAAACCAGATCAGTGGCGACCTCTTTGATGCTTGGGATTGCCGTGTCCGGGAAGCCTGCAGTGAATCGGATGAAGATACGCGACTTCCGACCTCTAACGCCAACGTCGTAGACTCTGAGCACGCCGTTCGTGGATAGATCAAACTCTTCCGGGTCTGTGATGATCTCACCATCCCAGTCCTGTATGGTCTCGTTCCACTTCGCGCCGATGACAATTTTTGACACGCTTGTGACAAATGTCGCCGGGAGCTGAATGAGCAGATCCGAACCGATGAACGCGTCACGGATGTCCTGGATCCTGTAAAGCATCCCGCACTCGAGACTCGGCGAAACGTGCCAGCCGCAATAATTACGAATTGCCTGCGATGCGCTCGGAATGTTGGCCGGGATCCTGACGTCTCCCTTAAATTTATTCCCGGTTGATGCGTTGAATTCGTCAACGGTAAGCAGGTCGGGGAGCGTTTCCGCGTCGATCATATAACCCCACGGGGTCAGCTGTTCGTGTTCAAATTCGCTCATTTATTGCTTCCTGCCTTCCTTGACTTGTTCGCCGGTGCTTTCTTGGCTTTGGTCTCCACCTGCTCGGGAGCTTCTTCCTGTTTGGGTTCAGCCTTTACCGGGGCGGGTGCCTTGCCGTGAAGTTTTGCACCTGCGGGAACCTTATCGTCCGCAAACCTGTAAAGTCTGCCGTTCAGTTCGTAGGTCTTCATGCGCGCCTCCTTCCTTGAAAAATAGGGAAGGCCCCGCAGGACCTTCCCGTTTTCGGTTTTTCTTATGCCTTAGCCTCGACAGCATAAACACCCTTGAGGTCGACTACTGCAACCGCAAGGCGCTCCTCGCCGACGAGTGTGACGCGGTTATAAATCGCATCATCTTCGTTCTGCTCGAAGAGTCTGACGTCTATGCCGCCCTTCTGCCAGATCTTGACAGCCTCACGAGCTGCAACGAGTGCCTCGCCTGCTGTGATCTCGGAAGATGCGAAGACGGGAACGCCCCAGATGCTTGTAGGCATGTTGTACTGACCATTACCATACGCACCTGTGAAGTAACCGCCGCCGATATACTGACCATTCTGATCCTTTGCGCTCATGAGCTTGTAAAGGTCAGCAGGGTTCACAAATACGACGGAAGCATCATAGGCACTGTCTGCCTTGATGCCGAGGATAGCAGCGAGAACACCGTCAGCCAGTGTCTCGTCAGCTGCCGCATCATACTCAGCTGCGCCGATGCCGGAAGTGCCAGCAATAGCGCTGATGATTGTGCTATTCTTGACTTTGCCGATCTGATAGATGAGTGCGTTCTGAACCTCGGAAGCGAGGAAAGGCTCATCATAAAGGATCTCGTCTGTCTCCTTGATGTACGCAGCGATCTTGCTGAGCGGGAGCGTGATGCCCTCGAATGATGTCGAATTCTGGGGTTTCTTAGCACCTTCAGCAGTTACGGCGGGCGTACCCTCATAAGCTCCCTGCATGAAGTAGGTGATAGCGTTGCCCTCGATGGTTGCGTTTGTGAAGTAGTCAGCGACCGAGGAGCGCGCGGGCTGGGGAGCGACTGATCTGTCGACGTCTGCAATCTGTGCGGATGTTACGACGTCAGAAGCTGCTTTGAGCTGCATCTTGACTCCCGCCTTGCGGTCTGTCATTTCCTTAGCTGACTTTGTGAACTGTTCCAAATCTGTCATTTTGGTGACCTCCTGTGTGTCTGTGTTGGGTTCCTCGGTTGTGCCGAGTGTCTTCAGGATCGCGTTGGCCTTCTCAGCCTTCTCGATCTTCTCCGTGAGCTCTTCGATCTCACTCGCGAGCTTCTCGCCCTGCTCGACTGTCTCAGTCGTTACGTCTTCGGACTTCAGCATCGGCTCGAGTTCTGCGAGCTCCTTCTTCTTGGTTTCCAGCTGTTCCTTCAAGTTCATGAGTTGGAACCTCCTTTTATTGCTTTGATTTTTTCCAGAAGTGCCTCGACCTTCTCCGAATTAACTGCGCCCTTCTGCTCCTCCGCATTGGCTTCTGCGTTGGCTCCGGGATCGTTCTCTTCGTTGTTGGTGTTGTCTTCCGGGTTATCTTCATCGCCTCGGCCTTCAATGAGTGAGCCGAGTGATTCGATGCGTGCCTCACACTCGCGAGCCAGGTCGTTCAGATCGTCGACCATGTCAGCGAGTTCTCTGATGTTTTCGCGGATGATGTCCTCGTCCGCCTTGCTGTTGCGTCTTCCGCTCTTGACTTCTGTCGAGACTGCGTTCTGATTAGCCGGAACGGTGACGATGCTGATCTCGAAGACTTCGAGCTTCTCGAGGACGTTCATGATTCCGAGCTTCTTCTCTTCTTCTGTAGGTCTGCGAGATTCCAGAACGTCATAAGCAAAAGAAAACTGCCAGATCGCACCGCTGAGGCACATCTTGCGCACGTCCTGCGCGAGCTGAGTGTCTAAGAAACCAGCCTCCATATATGGACCCTTTTCGGTGTCCTTCAGCGTGTCCATGTCGATCGCTCCGATCACGGCGCTGAAGTCGTGATTAAAGCAAAGGGGGAACGGGTGGCCCGTCTTCTTCCTCTTCTCGATGGTCTCAGTGAACGCACCCGGGACAATGATGTCGCCATAGCTGTCCGGGATCTTGTCGTACGTACTAAAAAAGCCGGCGATCTTGCCGGCTTCATCGATCTTCAATTCGAAGGTCTTATATAAATGCTTTTTACTCATGTCTATCCTCCTGTGATAACCACTTCAGTCGTGCAGTTACATCCACATGACTCTTCAGGGTCGCCGATGTCTTCGCCCGGCCAGTGCTGACCGTTCGAGAAATTAGCATCGAGAGGAACGCGTTCGCCGTTCATAGCCTCGTGGCTCGGCCTTGCGTTCGGTCCCGTGACCCATTCCTTTTCAACGATTCGGCCAACAACGCGCGGAGCTCCGTCGCTTATGGCTTGATGTGCTGCTTCCTGGACTGCGAACGAGGCAATCGCACCCGCTGCGCTCAGTGCAAGGGTCCCCGCGGTGTTCTCCCTGACCTCGTAGACGTGAGCCGTGTCAGGTTCTTCGTTCTCAAGGTCTGCAAGGATCTTCTCGAGGGTGCCCTCGTTTATCTTCTTGGCTCTCGCCTCCGAAGCGGTCGCGAGATATTTCTCGGTCAGTGCTTCCACGTAGGTCGAGCCGAGCGTGTCGGCTGTTTTCTTTCCGTGCTTGGCCGCGATCTCTGTCAGGACCGGCTCGAGGTCTTCGGTCAGTTCCTTGTTCCATCTGTCAGCGTCCCAGAAGTTTTCAGGATCCGCTCCGATCTTCGGGATGATGCTCTTGGCCTGTCTTCTAAAGAACGTCGTCAGGACGTTCTCGACCTTTTCATCGTCTTCTTTATCGCTCTTGCCCTTGATTCGGAGCTCCTCGGATTCCTTGCACGCTTTACAGCCGCACCCGGTCAGCTTCTTCCCCTGGTTATCTTCTCCGGGGTAGTTGTACGGCTGTCCCTGAGTGTCCTGGGGGCTCGCTTGTCCGCCTTCCGTGACGTTCAGCGGCGTGATGATCTGCTTGCCCTGTCCGTTAGGGAGTGGTGGGAGGTTCAGTTCAGCGCGCACTTCGTCGCGTGTCAAATAAGGACCGCCGCAAGCGCTCTGATATATCGCTGCGCGTTCCTCAAACGAACCCTTTAGCTTTTCATCAAGGTCAAACTCGACATATGTCGAAGAGTCTGCTCCGAGCTTGGGGAGCAGGAAGACGTTGATCCTCTGCTGCAGCATCTGGATCGTCGGGCCTAAGCATTCGACATACAACGCGCGGGCGTTGTCTTTACTCGACGCGTATGTCTGAGTCTCGCTGTGCCAGATCAGTGACGGGTTCACTCGGTAAGCAGCAGCCACGGATTCACGTGACAGCTTGACCGAGTTAGTCCATTCCGACTCCTTGAACGATGTGCTGAACGGCTTGATCTCCATGCCGTCCTCCATGAGCGGGATCTTCCCGGCTTTTGTTCCACCGGCTCCCCATGCTTCCCGGAAGTTCTCGATCCATGCCTTCCGAGCTTGCTCGCTCCAGGGTTCGACGTCCTTCGGTCTTATGATCTGCGCGTTCAGTCTTCCCGACGATCTCCACAGCTGACGGCGGAACCTTCCGGCCTCGACCTGTTCGAGCAGGATCTGGCGGAGCGAGCTGATCGGTGACAGGTACCCGCCGGGATGCCCCGGGCTGTACGTTTTAAACTGGATCAGCTCATCGAATGGAATATCGACCGCCGACTCGCCTGTCTTCGTGCAAATCCTCAACGCCTTCGACTTGTATGGTGTCGCCTCGATCGTCTTGATAACCCACAACGATGGGATCAGGTGGATGCTCCACCCTCCCGGAGCGTCCACGTCCGGGACCACCCACGCGTAAACCGTACCGAAGACATTAAACTCAGTCATCAACGCGAGAAAAAACTCGAACTGTGTTTGATAATCGTTTGGCTTGTAGGTCGTCAGCGCCGCAGCGCTCTCGCGGTCTCTGATGCGGTTGTTATCGTCAACTCTTCGGTAAACCTTCAGCGGGAGCTGTGCGATGTTATTACTCAGGAAGTCAACGACCGCCCGAATATTATCCTGCGTTTGATATAGCTCTTCGGCTGTCAGATTCAGCACCTGGGTCGGCGCGTCGCCGTTGGTTGTGATGTTTACCACGAACGGCCGCGTCAACAGACGCCAGCGCTCCAAAATGCTCGGCATTTCTCGGTGTCTCCTTTTTTCTTTTTAGATAAAAACCAACCCAGCGCCGGAGGCGTAGGTTGATTCGTATATCTTTTTTTCTTTCTTGGCGATCTGTGTCGCTCCTGCGTAAGCCATCGCGCACGCCATCAATGGACTAATATCGTCCGGGCTTTTCACCCTGTCCGGGAGCATGATGCCACCGCCGAGATTTCTCAGCTGGCACGTCCTGCCCGGTGTATCAAGTGCAGGCTGCGGAAGATGGTAAACCTTCACCCCGCCGCGCTGATCTTCAGGCGCACATGCTGCAACGGCATCGTAAAAGCGATTCCAACCCGCTGACAGGTCAGGACCGCCCTGCGACATTCTCGTCACGCCTTCAATTGTGCAGATCTGTTCAGCCAGGCCCGAGACTGGTGCGCCTCGTTCCTGAAATGACAGTTTCATCTCGCCATATTTCGGCGCCCTGGCCTTAAACCATTCGACCGCCCACTCTGTTCCGATCCGTCTTTCGACGAGCTCGACGTGATAATTACCATCTTCCCGTAAGCCACAAACAGCAATAACTGTATATTTACGATCCTGGCTCATATCGATGCCCCAGAACAGTTCAGAATCTTCCCGGATGAAGCTCTCGGGATCCTGTCCGCCGAGCCATGCCCCTTCAGGGAACGGTTCGGGGAGTATGGTCTCAACCTGTTGACACATGCACTCACTCCTAAAATCCGAATCCGTCATAGTAGTCCGGCAAGCTGCCAGTGCTCTCTCGGTTAATGAACCATAGCCGAGCGCCGGATTCGCCTGGGCCAGAGCATCGATGTCATCCTTCGCGGCGCCGTCAGGAGCTGACCACTCGAAAAGTGCTAACGTATCTGCATCGACTTCGCCGCCGTAGTCCGCGGCCTTCGTCCCGTCGATCGCGGCGATGCCTGTCGATCTCAGCTGACGCAGGACCACGCTGTCCGGGTCTCCTGCATTAGTGAAGCAGAAGATGATCCCGTTCGGCTTGGCGTTAGTCGAAGCAATAGCTGCCGCCCACGTTGACCAGTCTCGATGCTCCCTGATTTCGTCGAGCATGACGACGTCATTTGAGTCGCCTCTTCCTGCTCGTCTCGTCGGTGCTCCGACCTTGTAGGTCTGGCCACCCTTCAAAACGAGCTTCTTCCCGCCGTTCCGTCTGGCGATCGTGTCAATTTCGTCCGCCAGTGCCGGGTTGTCTTCCTGGTCAGCGATCACCGCCTCCCAGACTTCTTCAGCTTTTTCCATTGACAACGACGTCCCGAATATGTTCTCGACTCCGAGCACGTTCAAAAAGAACGATGCAAGGACCTCCGACAGGACCGTCTTGCCATTCTGTCGCGATATTAAAAAGAGAACGACACGGAAGCGGAAGCTCCAGCTCTTTCTTAGATCGCCGACTATTTCCAGGGCGTGAATGATCGCCCATTCTTGCCACGGGTAAAGAGTTTTTCCGAGGATTGTCTTCGCGTATTCGATGCACGCGAATCCGAGGCTCGTGTTCTTGGTCAGCTTCCTCAGCGGTCGCGTCCAGATCCTCGGCTCTGTTCTGCCCTTCATTTATCCAACCCCGAAGCGGCTGCGCAAAGCATCGAGCGGGTTCTTTTCCGGCTCCGCTTTTTTGTTTTCCAGCATTTCCTCAAGGTTATTAAGTGCCGCCGAATAGTCTCGAACCGTTGCGCGGAACTCTTGGACGAGTGGGTTCTGTCGTAGCATTTCCTCACCCGTTCCGACAATGACCTTTTGCGCCAGATCCGCCTTTTTATAATTCGGGATCTGCTGCTCGATTTTTTCCTGCATCGTTAAAACAGCGTTGGCCAACGTGATCGCCTGAGCCTTCAGCTCCGGGATGACGTTGTCACAAAGTAGCTCGGCCTTAGTCTTGACCTTCACCTTCGTGACCGCTTTCGGCTTGGCTGTCGTTTTCTGTTTCGATGCGGTTTTCTTCGCCGGTGCTTTCTTGGTCGTCGACTTTTTGGCCGCCGGCTTCTTGGTTGTGCCGGTCTTCTTGGCCGTGCTCGTTTTCTTCGTCTCTGTTTTCTTGACGGTCGCCTTCGGCTTCGTGACCGTCTTCCGCTGGGTCTTTCCCTTTTCGGTCTTCATAGATTCACCGCCTTCTCGTGTCTGCCTTGAGTTTCGGCCTGGAAATGGCAAGGCTAACCACTTTCGCTCCGTCGAGCTATCCAGGCCAAAAAATAATTTTGATTTTCTGGGGGAGGGAAAAGACTGCGGGCCCTGAGGTGTCTTTTAGCTCGATGGCTTCAAAGATTCCGAGGCCCCTCCCTTCCTACCATATACGAGAGCGCTGTCCGACCGCGATCTCCTGCGATCCGTTTCCTCTTTGACGGTTGCAGCGCATGTGACTCGCTTTGATGTTATTCAGGTCGAGCTCCAGCTCCGGCGCGCGACTGAATGGCATGATGTGGTCAGGTTCCCAGGATAGCGGAGCGCTCGACGGCTGCAGTGAATAATCGATCCGTTCGCCGCAAATATGACACGGCGCGCGGTTCTTTCTGTCCCTGTCCCACGCCAGCCTTCTGATGCGTGGCCACCTGCTCGATCGTTCGCTCATGTTCCTCCCATGTTTCAGCCAAAAGAAAACCCGGGGCGATTCGCCTCGGGTTGATCTTGGAAGAAACGTAATAATCACTCGCGTGATATTTCACAATTACACATTATCATGTTTTTAAGTCTCATTGAGTCCCATCTTTTGCTTCTGGGAGTTTTATCCATCCGCCGACGGGTTCATATCCTGCGCAGTTCTCGCATCCTTCCTCGGTGCAGTGCTCAGCTTTGCACTGGATGAGCCTCTCGTCTTGCTGCCTCTTCAGTTCAAGCGCTGCCTCCTTCCATCCGTCCCAGTCGATAGACTTCACCGCCTCGCATATAGCATCAAGCATTGAGCGGAAAGACTCACCGAGCGCTTCGAGCGCGTCCAGAACCGTGTCGAGGATATGGAAGCCGAGCGCACCCATCAGGTCCCAGTTGTTCACCTTCATCTTCGCCCGGCATACTTTGTACGGTTCGCCGGTGATCTTGTGCAACGTCTCGATGTCTTTGTTCTTGCTCATGGTTTACCTCCTGTCAAATAAGGATCGACGAGATCCTTCCTGTCTATCAAATAGAATGTATCATCCGGGACCATTTCGGAGGGTACGAGAAGAACTTTCTCTTCAATGTCTGGAATCGACTCTTTAAGCTCTGAAACTCTCGAAGGGTTCATTAACAGCGCGCAAGGTCTGAGCATCATGTCGAATTTCGCGATCGACTCCCGTATTGTTTTGATGTCGAGATTTGTCATGTGTCGACCTCCGTCCCCAGGAATTCCGCGATCTTCTCGAGGCACTTCTCGCACACGTGGAACTTCGCGGCCATCTGGAACTTCTCCGACACGCCTGTCCTTTTAACCTTGATCGTGAAGGTCTGATCACTCTCTGCCGGTGTTAATATCGTCCCGCAGTGGTCGCACTCGTACGCCTTCATGTTTCGCTTCCTCCTTTCTTATACGGTTCCGGCATAGGCATCCATGCGATAACATCTCCTTCATCGCAACCATACTCAAAATAACAACCATCGTCACGACAAAAAGTGTCTACACTGACATTACCGGCCCATGTTGTTACAAGAACTTCCTCACCGTCCTCGGGTAATCGACAGTCATACATAAAAGTGCAATCAGGATATTCTTCTTTTTCTTCCTCTGTCAGTTCCCTTGTTTTAATAGGGATCCACTGGCCTATCGTTTTTTCTTCATACTTGCCAAGTATTTCATAATCGCCTTCAATTTCACCTTTAATATCAACGATATATTTCATTTCAAACCTCCTGCGTTGTTATATCGCCAAAAATCACGAATTCAATATCCATTGTCGGTAAACTATCTCGGCCGCATGTGATATTTACTGCATTTGTTCTTACTGGAGCCAATATTATCTGATTATCAGTTTTAATCCTGATATATGATTCTCCTCGGTTGCCACGGTTAGAAACATCGATATCGCATAGATCATAAACTTTTGAACCACAGAATTTACACCTGCCCAGATCATCAAGGAACCCGCCGCAATTCGGGCAGTTTTCAAGTTTTTCCATTCTTCACTCCCTCCACCACTTGAAGCCGAGATGTTTCGCGAGGTCATCCGTCATATATCCAGTAAATAGCAAGCGCCGTGTCGGGTCGAAGTAGCCGGAGCTATGCTGTGTAAACGGTCCGGGCGAGGTCATGTGCACGGGATAACATGCGCGGTTTCCTCTCTCGATCCATTTCAGCTTGAAGTCATGCACAGTATTTCTATACTGTTCCTCCGACGTGTCGCCCGACTGCCACCACTCGAGCGCTTTGAGCAGATCACAAAAGTCTTCGAGCATCTCCTCAAGCTCCTGATCTTGCAGTTCTCCCTTGTATGTGTCGCGGATCTTCGAATACATATAATCAAAACTTCCACCGCTCATATTTTTCCCTCCCTTTTGTCTTTCGTGTATCGCTCAAACCCGTCGAGCCTGGTGATGATCTCGATGCAGTCGTCGCTGAAGACCTTGTCACGTTCCACACCGTCGAGGTTGTTCATGGCGATCTGGTAGAGCCAGCTCTCGAGCTCCGCCCTGGTGAATGCTTCCACGGTGGGGGCTTCGTCGATGGCCTTCGTCACTACATTGATAGAGCACATACTTTTGCAGTAGCTGCTACCGTTGAGGGCGCATGTGGGGCACTTCTTGACAGCGTCCGCCCTCATCTGATCGGCGTCAGTGATTCGCATAGTGGTTCCTCCTTTATTGTGAGTTCGGTCTCGTAATGGATGCCGAACGGGGTCGCCCATTTCTTCTCGATCTTCAGCCTGGGCTTGATGCCTTCTGCTGCGATTTTGTGTGCAAGCTGGTCCCGGAGATAGTTGTCGAGTTCTTCAGGCTTCAGGATTTCCGTCATCTCCGCATCGACCTCGATCCATGCGTGGAGTGTTGCGAGCCTGTACGTCTCGATCTTAGGCGACGGGGTCCACATGTCGAGAAGTTTACGAGCATTCGTCAGCTCCTTCTCTGCCCTCTTCAGCTCTATTGACAGCCATAACGCGCAAGCTGCCGAGATCATTCCGAGCAGGCCCACTATATAAAATGCGAATTCATTCATGTGCTGCCTCCGCTTCTACCTCTCCAGTAATGACATAATGAACCTCCACAGGTGTAATGACCTCACGTTGAGCAAGTATTGAGCACAAACGTCCAACCATGCCGATCAAGTTCATCTGTTCGTTCTTATGATCTGCGTCGGGATCGTTTTCTTCCGTCATAGCATCTGTGATGACCGCGAGGCTCTTCGACATATCTGCGAGAATATTGACCGTCTTTGATTCAGGCTTCGCTAAGCTCCCCAGTGCTGTCTTGATGTTTTTCTCGTTGGTTTCCTGTCTCGATGTCAGAGGTATGCCTTGCGCTATCGTGGTATGAATGTCATATCTATAATCTTCTCCGTTCCGAATTGCTGTTACAACATTTTCGGGTATATCGATCATCAGCTTCATAAACTCACCTCCTTCAGCGGACAGTTCTGCGGCCTTTTCGATAAACAGCCGTCATAATACATATTCAGCGCTCCGTCCTCTTCTGCTTCAATTTCTTCCTCCGAATATTCCCCGTCAGCGACGCAATAGGTCGGGATTCCCATGTGATCGACAAATAACGGACAATGTTCGCAGTTTTTCGGGAATTTATCCCCTACTTTAAGAATTATCATTCTGTTTCTTCCTCCTTCAATAGAATGACCGCGATGCGGTTCAGGATCTCGTTCTGCAGTCTCATGATGTGGGAATGACTGAACGCGTCGATCTTTTCCACGTCTCGCCAGGCAAGGCAATCGACATATCTGTGCCCGGCAATTGATTCGAGGCGATCGTCCCGGATCTTGGAAATGACCATCCGGGTCTCGTGCTTTAACTTCGAGAGTTTAATCTCTTCCTTTTCGAGGTCCTCGTTCTTCTGTGCGTAGCTGAGCAGCATGTCCTCGTGCTTCTTATTTGACTGACCTCGGTCAATGCTCGCCCCGTCGTTCTCCAGCTTGCCGACTGCATTATTGACTCGCGCCTCGATAACGTTCAGGGCTCTCCTCTCAGCTTCCACCTTCAAGGTCTGATAATAAACACGCTTCAGCCACCGCTTCGCTTCCCTTCTGTTCATTTCCTGCCTTCTGGCCGTTGCCAGGATGTCGCTCGAGTTCATACTGTCACCTTGATCGGCTGCTTCAGGTCATCGATCTGGATCGTGATAGTGCCCTTCTCCGAATAGTGCCGGACGATCCTCTCGTCTACGACCTGCGCATCATCGAGCCAGAAGCCGAGCCTCGTCATGACGTCCTTGATCTCTTTGATGTAGTTATCACCATCCGGGCGGGTTGTCTTATACTGTCCCCACAGCTTCGCGTTCCTGACATCAAAGCCGACGAATACGGTGAGACGGATCGGTGCCTCCGAGGGTTTCGCCGGAGCGTAGCGCTTCAGCTGATAGCCGACCATCGTCCTGAAGTTCTGAACCTTAGCCTTGCGATAGTGATGGATATACTTCTGCCCGAGTGCGTTCGTTCTGATCGCCTCACCCTTCTGCTGGCTCGTAGTTCTCGGGAGTCCGTTCTCAAATGTCAGGAGCATCTTCTTCGTCATATTGTCCCACCTCTTTCCTTGATAAAATCGATCAGTTCGTCCGTGCTTGCATTTTTTTCGTTCGAACTTTCTTTTATGTTTTTCTTTACATCATCTTTCTCTATCTCTTTCTCTATATCTATATCTATATCTCGTAACGTTTCGTTACCGCCCTCGTAACAATTTGTTACCTTGCCAGTAATGAGGCGTTGTTCTTCGGCTTTTTTGCGTTCCCTAAATCGCCTCATTTTTCGAGCTGCGGGAGTGTCGGCCGCGCTGTCGATCATCCTGGCAACCTCGGCCATGTAGATAGTGCCGTCATCGAGGACTTCGATCATCTTCAGCTCTTTGAATATCTGAATAGCCTTCTCAACGATATCCGGGTTCGTGTTCGTTACGATCGAAAGCATCTGCGAATTGTAGGGGATAGTCTCCGAGAATCGGAGGCTCCCCTCGTGATCGACAGATTCCAGTAGGAGCTTCATATAAAACAGGATGTAATCCTTCCCGTTCGGCATTTCCTCGACGACACGGATGTCGTGGCGCTTAAAAAAATCCCGCTTCAGCTTCAGCCAGTAATAACGCTGTTCACTCATTACTTGACCTCCTTCCCGTCGATCAGGTAAAGCTCGGAGGTTCCATTGATGACGTCCTTCAGATCCTTCTCAATGGTCAGACCGAACAAGTGAAGGATGTCGTAGAATTCGAGATGCGCGTCGAGGATGTCCTGGTTCTTTTCGTGGTAGTAGTTGACGAACTTATTCGAGTAAGACGTTGCGAGCTCCTTCCAGACCTGCAGCATGAGCCTCCGAAGGAAGCCCGCGATCTTATATATATCCCCGAGCTGGTCAAGGTCTCGCTGTGTCTTGTATTGAGCTTTGGCCAAATATGAGAACGATGTGAGAGTTGCGCCACGGTTATCGAGGATCTTAAAAAGACGTTCCGCGAGTGCCAGGACCTCGTTCGGCTTCAGTTTCGGGACGTTCAGATCGGGATGCTCCACGTCCCTAAGGAAATTAAGATATTCGTCGCATATATCGCGGCGGGCGATCTCGAGCAGCTTGCTCTTCTTGTCCATCTCTTCCCGGCGCAGCTCTTCCTTCGTCTTCTTTTTATTCTCGTCCTTCTTCTTTGCTTCCTTGCGAGCTATCTCCAAATATCTCCAGCTGATTCGATAATAGATCGTGCCCTTTTCCTTCTGAGCCAGTGCGCGGAGCTTCTTGGCCGTTTCGTTGTCGAACTTGTCGATCTCGATGTTGTCCGTCCACTTTGCGACTGAACTCCATCCGTTCGAGTAGACATTCAAGTAATTTTCTGACTTCTTCCATCCGATCTCCGTCATGACTTCCTCGATCTCGGCGACCTTCTTGTTATGCTCGAGTTCTTCGAGGTAGTCCTGAACGGTCTCCGCCAGCTCTGACGAGTTCCTTGCATCTGCGAGGATCCTGTTGCGCACCTCAATGTCCTTGACCTTCTCCAGTTTTATGAAGTCGCTGATCGACAGCTGAAAATATTCTGAGGCTTCGCTGATGCTGTTCTGGTCGAGCTCGTTGATCTTCAGGCGGTGCTTAACCGTAGTCTCCGAAAATCCCGTTTTATGAGCGATTTCTTCCACAGTGTCACCGAGGTCGAGCATGAGCTGGAAGCCGTGGGCCTGCTCGATATATGTCAGATCTGAGCGCTGCATGTTCTCACAGAGCATGATGCTCAGCTGTTCCTTGTCGCTCAGCCCCTCGACGATAACGCACGGGAGTTCGTTCTCGATGCCCTCGGAGGCTGCGTAACGTCTATGACCGATCAGGATCCTAAAATGCTCGAGAGTGTCATCGGTAGGGATAACTGTGAGGTTCTGCATGATGCCGTTCTCACGAATAGACTCCCGGAGCTCTTCAAGGTCTCCCAGGTCCTTCCTCGGGTTGTCCGGGTGGGGCTCCAGCTGTGACCTGTTCAAGTAGACGATGCTCTTCTTCAAATATCTGTCGTTCATTTATTTATTCCTCCGATCTGTTAAATGCTGCGCAAAAGTCAGCCCACGCGCTCCACAGCCTCGCCGCTGCCTCGACCTGTTCAGCTGTCAGGCCTGCAGGGACCGGGAGGATGTGCTTCTCGGGGTCTTCCTTCTTCTTTACGTGTGGGGTGTATTTATTGAATACGTCGGCGGGCGAATCTCCGAAGTTCTCAAAAATGGAGACCTGTCCGCTCTTGATCTTCTTCCTGGGTGAGTTGCTGATCGCTTCAACGAGACGCTCGGCATCTTTGGCCGCGATTATCATGCAGCGCTTTTTGCCGTTGATGTCGCCGATCTGCATCTTGACCATCGTCTTATTAACCTGACGATGTGCGATTCTGACGTTCTTGAACCTTCCCGGGTTCTTCTTCATGACGATCTCAGCGATCTCGCCGACGGTGTAGGTACCTTTTGAATAATTACGTGACATTTTCGTTTCTTCCTCCTTGTCTGTTAATAAATCTTTTGAGTGGTCGGGAAGTCGATGCTCTGGCCGACCCCGGAGTCACTGATCTCGATGAACTGCGGGGCAAGGTTCCGCGCTTCTTCCTTTTCCTTCTCCAGCCTGTCGATCTTGTTCTGCAGCTGAAGGATCTGCTCAGATGCCAGAATTACACCGACGATGATCCCGACCAGTGCGCCGAGCATGCCGGTGCCGATGATGTAAATAATCGCCTCAAAGAATTCCATTGAACTGGCCCCCTTCCTTTATCGGTTCGACTTTGTGGATCCCACAGCTCGGGGGTTTGATGTCGCCAAGTACGGCCAGG